CGCCGCTGCATAGCTGGATGGCTCAGTCATTCGATCTATAATATATTTCATTTTTTCCTCCGTTAGGTTCAGTTAACGTCTAACCCTATAGGCCCACCCAGCAAGCTGATCTGAACAGCCCCTACAGCGCCTTACAAGCGCCACTGGTGAGCTTTAGGGCTGCAACCCTTGCATATACGCATTACCATCAAAGGTTATGCACTGTTCGCGATTTACACCGTAATCCGGCAAAATGAATGATGCGTGTACCCACCCCGATGCCGGTTCGCCTGATTTATAGAACTCCAAGATTAGCTGATCAAAAGTGCAATTTCCCTTAATCCATTCAGCAAGAACAGAATTATCTACGCCCGACACTTCAATATCCGCCGCTTGCCCCTTTGTGTGCTGGCTCTTTGATGAAGACCCAATAGCCTTGTTNAAAGCAGAACACCTGTATCCACTGTTAGGCGAAAATGGCGTATCAAAATGAGTTCGAACCGGCTCAAGAACATGGACACACACCGCCCGCAGATTCGCAATAATCACATCATCTGTAGGTATGTTATCAATTCCAAGACGCGTAGCGGTATCGCTCCTGCACACCTCTTCAAGCGTAAAGTGATCTGTTAATTGCGTAGTCATATCAAAACTTCCAAAGCATACCTGCCATAAGCAATATCACAGCCCCGGCAGATGTTATCAAAATCAACTCAAGCCTCTTGATTCGCTCAATGGTCTCTTTCCAGCGTTCAGCGCAAACCGCCTCATGAGTCTGTAACTTCGCATCAATTTCGTTGGCTGTTGCCATTGCTATTACCCTAACACCGGCCAATCATGAATAGGCGCATTCCCTGTAGCTGCCCCATCACTATCAACGGGAGTAACAAACAGAGCCTTGAAATCATCAAGGTCAGAACAATCTGCAATAGCCGCTTTGATTGTAGCGCATTTGCTTATAACAGCAGCCCTATAAGTCACGACATTGGAATCGATGGCTCTATCTCTCTCTGCTTTGGCTATTACCTGCCAATCAGAAGTCTGTAAAAGACTGTTGGCCGTTCCATTGGTACGCTCTGTCCATTGCGATTTTAATCCTTTGTTTACATAATCTATGCCGTCAATGGTCTCAGTAACATCCTCCATCGACTTGGCTGTTGCGCTCCATGTTCCATCAAGATTAATGCTGGAGATATGGTAAAATTGGGTGTCCGGTTGGGTTTGTTCTGCGACCTCAACAATGCCGTAAGTTGCTAAAAGATCAGAAGACCATGAAGACCAATTGCCGGGATGCTTAACTCCATTGCTTGCAGTCCAAGCCTTACCCGGCCTTAATATCTTCTCATTATTCAATACAAACATTTTATCTATCCTTATCTTGCTGTCGCTGGTGCAACGCCGTCACCGCCGAAGGGGTGTTCAGCAAAGGCTGCATAGACATATGTACTACCTGATGTATTTACCACATTGGCAGCGGTTCGTGTCTTAAAGCCATTTGAAACAATATCTATCCCACCTGAACCAAAGTTAGATTCAGCGGCACTTGTATTAGAATATAAATATTCCGAAGAAACATTAAAAGGAGATCGTTTGGTGTCTTGAATATTCCAGTCATTTACCCCATCTAATTTTTTTATTATAACCCAAGATGGTGTAAAGCCTACATTAACCATCGGCCCATTTGCATTTCCATTGCCCGTGTAACTTCCGATAGAACTATAGCCGGGGATTTCTGCGAAACAGTACATTACATAATTATAAGAACTTCTGTTTACGCCGATTGACGTGCCAATTGAAACAACGCTGCTCGTAGGGACAGTCGAGTTCCACACTTCAGGGCTGCTTGTACCTTTTGCTGCTGTAGTGTTTAGTACTAAAAACTCAGTACCTGATAGAGCCGGTGTCCGTACATACCAATCGTGCGTATCATTTCTGGATTTAATTATGACGAGAGACGGGGCAATACCCAGCCCATGCCCGACCGTGGCGTTTGATCCTGTGCCGGTGTACGTGCTGATACTAAACCCTGCCGTCGTATTAGCGGATGTAGCAGTTGTGTTGATACTACCGTCTTCGTTACTGCTGCCAGCGCCGTTTGCTGCCCAACCCCAAGCAACATAGGTAGTGCCAGAAACTCCGTTAATATCGTTGGCAGAGCCACCATCGCCAAGCGAAAAGCCGTCTGTTCCAAAGGCCGTCATGCTGCCTGTACTGGTTGCTTCCGCTGCTGTCCTGTCTGATTCAATTTTCTTTAAAACACCTCTAACTTTGTCAAATAAGAAGTGATTGGATGCAGCACTCCTTGCTTTGAACCAAAGCCAATCAGGAGCAAGATCAGAGTTACCGCTAAACGTAATGTCCTGCGCTGATGTTGAGCCTGTGTAGAGCGCAGATTGAAAATACGCTGACCCATCTGTGATCGATGGGGCTGGTAGGTTGGCGCTATTAAGAGCTAAGAAACCTGTCGGCGGTGTGTAGGCAAACGCACTCTGCCCAAAATTTATAGAACCTGTCTTATTGTTGTATATAGCAGCATAGGGTAAAAAGGTTGGCGTGGTGCTAGTCGTAAAGTCCGGGCTACTTCCATTAGCCGGATCGCCGCCGTTGATCCAAGAGTTCTGTATCCCAAAATGTAATTTTCCGGTACCACTATCATATGCAATCTGAAGAACATTCCCTCCGTTGTACGTCCCACGAGACGTTCCAACCCAGTCGTTGTTTACAACGGAATCTTGTCTTGTTGAATAAGCGTAAGCCAAGGCATCTTGATACCAATCAGAAACTTGCGTATTTACCGTGTCAGCTACAATACCAAAGTTAGGATCGCCACCGCCGCCGCTTGATGCTGCAATACATTCCCAGTACCACTTGCCGGTTGACGGTATAGCCATAGTACCTCTTGCAGTACGCCAAGCAGAACCGTTGCTGTCAGTGAACGCTAGGTTTCCATCACTCAGAGTGGGGCCAACAGCGTCAAGAGAACTTAAAGTACACCAGTTATTGGTGGGCGAGTCAGACATCTGATCTGATGCGGTCAGACCACTGCTGGCAAAATCATTATTGTTGCCTGAGAAGTCTTCACCCAGATCACTGGCTGTCTCACCTGTGATATAGAAGCCGTTGGTGCCAAAAGTTAGGCCGCTGACATTTATTGGCACCCACACGCCATCGTCGTTGGTTTCGCCAAAGCTGCCCGGTCCAAGGCTTGTGCCGTCAATCATCACGATCTCAGCTAAATATCCGTCAATATTCCGGTCAGTTGAAATGGTGTTAGCACCTACTCTTTGAAGTAATGCAGTATTAAAACTAGTGCCCGCATTTTGATCTGGATAATTAGCAGGAGAAAAAGCTGTTACTTGAACGCCGTTTATATAAACACGAACACGATCAGTAGCAGTTGATTGAGTGTCGTCGTAGCGGACTACATAATGATACCAGCTAGACGGATCACGGAAAACTGGTGTTGAGCGTAGGTTTGTATAGTTCGAGTAGCCAGCGAAAGTAAAAATTTGAATCGTATCGTTATAGAAACCAATTGAATCGTGTTTGGTAACATCGCCGCCGATGTTTGCGCCATCACCAGCACCTAAGATAGCATTTTGCTGGTCGGTGTCGCCAATATCACTGCCACGTTTTATCCAAAACGAGACCGTCCATGTGTGATCGTTACCCGNACTNCCNGGNGTACGNTGCAAATANGGTGTATCGTCGTCGTTAAAACGAATAGACTGAGCAATGGAATAACCGCCGCCGCCAGCAGCGCCCGCTGCTCCAGCCCTTATTGTATCTGAATTAAGCGGCCCAGACATTATTTTATGTCCAATGAAATCACAGAATGGATGGATGATGCGCTTACTGCTATATAATCAATTCGATCAACCGCTGATGCGGCGGTACTCAAAGTTGGGGCGGTCCCTCCGGGAAAATCCCAGTTGGTGCCGTATGAGAGAGTTCGCCCACCCGTGCCATCTTGTACAATTATGATTGATCCTGATTGCCCTGCGGTTACATTGCTTGGGTTGGCCAACGTGTATGCGCCGCTGTTATCGCTTCCCAACGTACCCGCGCCAGCATTGTTACTAAGTTTGAAATAATTGTTATTGGCCATATTAAGCGTGATAGCGCCGCCAGTGGTCGAATTAGTCGTGGTTATGCTGCCCCTTTGAGCCTTGCTAAAGGTCTGGTTGGCATCGCTTTGAACAATTGTCGTTGTTCCCGTTCCAGAACCATGAGTAAACGTGCCGAGAGTAATATAAGCATCATTAGCGGCGTTCCGCAGTTTCAGCTTGTTGTCTCCCGTGTCATAGTAAAACTGATAAGCATACCTTGTGCTTGGATCAGAGCCACCGGAGTTGTTTGATGCTATAGCTGACAGAACACTATTGATATCCGCTCTTACGGTAGCACCGTCAGCATTTGCAATTACATAATCATGTTGGGCCATCTTTTATGCTCCTAAATAGTCGCGGCAGTTACGGCCATCGCACTACACCTTACCGTATAAGCGGGATCGGATGAAGTGAATATTGCCCTGAACTTAAATGCTCTGGCATGCTCTTCCGCTTGCGTGAATAGTTTATACGCTGTGAACGTAGGACTTCCTGACGAAGGATTATCATCCGTTGATGCGTAATACATCGTTATATTAGTTGGGTTAGCTCCCGCCGTACCATCAAAATCTTCCCATGTGTCAATTTTAGCCGTTCTGGCATCAATGTTATCCAACACGATAGATGTAAGCGCCGTAAGATTGGCTGTAAGCCGCACTCTTTTTTTCGTTGTCAAATCAATGTTACTGGCAAAATCGTATGTGCCGGTTGAAGCAATACCGCCTAAGAAATCGAAATTGGGTATGAGATCAAAATCTGACGCTGAGTCTAATAAACTCCCTCCGCTTAATTGCAATTGATTTGAACCAACGAAAAGGTTTGTCTTGGTTCCGGGAAAAGAAGTGCTTTCTGTAACTGTAGCCTGATCCGTAAAGGCCAGAATTGTAGCGCCTACTGATGTTACAACCGTAGGATTTGTTTGCTTCACTCCAGAGCCGTCAACGAATTTAAGAAGGTAGGTCCCTGATCTCAACGGCACCATTGCACTGGTAGCTTCGCCCGGTACTGAATTATCTACTAAAAGGCTTTTCGGCCACTCAATGCTAGATGTTGCATTTTGGAACCTTATCTCCACTTGCCCACCTACTCGCACATCAAGATCACTTGACTGATCCCATTGCAGTAACGCCATCCCTCCGACCTGCTGCACACTCAAACCTGTCATTGCGCTAGGCGCTGCCAACAGGCCGCTAACATCCTTAACAATAGAAACAAACTCAGAGCGGGTTCCTATAAGAGATGTAGCCCGCACTCGTATATCATAGCTTCCCGGTGCTAAATCGACTATCTCAAAGGAAACGCCGGTAGTTGTACCGCCCGTGATGTACGTCGAAGAGCCGGTAGCCTTATATTCCATCTCATAAAAATAAGCGAAAGCATCAGTGGCTGGCGTATAGGACACTGTAAGAACGGACTGAACGCCTCTGCCGTCACGGGTAACTACAAGCTCTTCTGTAGCCACCAAGTTGTTAATAGGTTGCAGAGTCAATACGTTGGGGATTGTGGTGTTAGGCGCTGATGTTACAATCTGCTGTTCGCTAACTGAGAATGAATAAACATCATCAGAGTATTCTTTTGCTTTTATACTGACTTGTAGAATTCCGTTATTAACAACAAAATTCCATTCAATGACTTCAAATTTCTTTGATGACCATCCATATCTTTCAAACGAAACTTCAAACACATCACCCGGTATCAAGCCCAAAGCAACCAATGAAAAAGTCGCCTCAAACGCTAACGGCTGTCTATTCCTATAAAGAGCAATTTTAGCTATACGCTGCGCGGCAGATGGGGATGATGTAAACGGAAGCTCTAGGTCATTAAATATGCGCTCCCCGTTATCTTCTTTTTCAAAAACTGCGCTGGTAACTGCCGGGTAATCACTGAGTTGATAATTGTTCAATGGTGATATGAACTGGCCCTTGATCGCATTAAAGTTATCTCGCCGCGACATCCGAGGAATGATATTGATTTCTGAAGTGATATCTCCCTCATCAAAACTCAACTTTGATGTTTTCGTAGCGCCAGCATACACATAAAACCGACCATTAACGTAAACCAACGAACCTGACATTGCCGTTAGGATGTCTTCAATGTTACCTCCCGGTGGCAACCCGGTATCAATTACCCCGTGTGCTTCATATCTTTTTTCAGTGCCGCCTTCCGCAAGGGAAACATTTTCATCACATATATTGGCTGCTGCTATAAATGAGGCCGCATCTATTTTATCGGCATTTACTGAAAGCCCAAGATCATCCCTTAAATAGTCATACAAAACCAAAGCAGCATTGGCTGAGTACGCCGTCCCACCTGTTCTAGGGTCATAAACCTTCTTACCCTTAAATAAACAACCTATTTCTGGCACTTGATGAAACTTATCGTTATCAAACGTAAACCGCCAATAATTATAGAAAACTCCGTTTAAAGTGTGGTTTGAAGTCCATCCATCTATTAATGAAACGGCATCAGCATCAGCGGATTGGGGATTTGTGCCTAAATGCGGATTTACAGTCACAAGACCGCTATACTCCCCTGCATTTACAGCACCTCCAGACGCCCCTCCAGCCACGCTGGCTATCGGTATCTCTTCAGCATCAAGAAACCATGACACTATGCTGTCAACCTCATGAGCGGCGTGTACAACAAAAAGATGCAATAGATTGTTATCTTTGCCGCCTGATTCAGTAGCCGCTACATTTATTAGCGGGCCACCGGCTTTGATCTCACCATAGGCTAGTTTTCTTGTTGTTATCGCTTGCCTAAATGATCGCTCTCTATCTTGTTGCGCTGTTTGAAACGCACTTTGATCAAAGGACGGCTGTTTGGGCTTCGGAGTAAGAGCCATAGATACAGCAGCCAACGCCGCGCCGACCAAGGCACTACCTATGCTAAAGCCAACTGTAATCCCTGCTGCTAAAGTGCCAGATACAGTTATACCAGAGGCAAGACCAGCTAGGACTATGGGCGCGGCTGCTGGCATTAGCCGATCCTCCACGCTTTAAGGGCAGATTCAGGAGCTATATAGACATATCCCGCACCGCCAACAAACGCAGCGCTATCACCTGTAATTATGCCGAGGGACTCTTGATTATTAAACAAAGCGCACACCACATCCCCACGTTGAGCAGTGAGAATGGGTATTTCAGGCCAATTGTTTTCAGAAAAACGCTTATCAGCAACATCCATAACGCCACGAAAGCCTTGTTTTTTTAACTCCCTGTAGGCTCCCAGTGCTGACTTGTATTTGCCGCGAAAGCTATCAGCAGGGTCAACATNGGTTATTGCTTTTATTATATCGCAAGCAAACAANCAGCAATCATCCTTACCCCACAGAAAATAACGAGGCTTTTCTAGCTCTAAGGAAAAGGTCATCTGCCAGTTATCAATTCGTAGAGGCATCAACTGCGCCCCCACACAATAACTTTATCTTGGATATCCGGTACAAAATCAAAACCCAAATCTGATGGGTTATCAATTTTTTGATCTTCAGCCGTGTATCTTCTCACTTTTGCTTTTTGTAAGGCAATCAATGCGCTTTCACANGCTANANNNATATCCGCTTTCTCGCCTGAATCCTNTATGGTCATTTTATCCATAAANCCATCAAACAATANNAACGGATTTAAGTACGGCCTATCCCCTGTAACGCTGACAGTTCCACCCATGCCACTATGATTTTGGCAATAATAGTACATAGTAGAATATGTCAATGAGGAGGATAATCCCGCAGGAACGACCCACTGATTATATGCGCCCGCTGCCCCCGGCGTTCCCACCTCAGTCCACCCAGTTGTATATTGGCTTCCGCCCGCATGGGTTCCATTAGAGGTCGTTGAAATTCTTAAATTATGGCCACTAAACGAAGAATCGCTTTGATCAAACCTATAAGTTTCTCCATCATTGACATAAATTACATCTTGGGAAACTTTTTCAATTACAAATTTTCCTGCTACCGCCGTTACATCGAAATCAATGTACGGGATAGAGTCTGATGGCAAAAAGATCATTTTAATAGATACAGGTCTCCCTTGGCATGGCTCGTTTAAGGCAATCGAAACCAATGCCGAAGATATACCTGTCAGACCAATTTGTGCGCCATTGGCTCTTACATTCTGAGTTTCTGAGGTAGGTGATATCGTTAGAAGCTCCCCTGCGCCGTTATAAGTGACGCCACCAACTACCAAATCCCCTAATCCGGTCCAAAACCTAATATTGCCGCTATCAAATAGCGCCTCGACTAGAACAGCAGGGGCAATTAAATCCGATCTAGCAAGGGCGCGATAATTGCTGTCCAACCCTCTATTCAACGCAAGTATTCCTTTACCGCGAAACTAAGGCCATAAACGCTGATAGCGTTTGCGCTCCACTCCACATCACCCACCAAGCGAAAGATGCCTTTCGTGTTTGCGACTGTTATAGCTGTATTGTTATCAGGGCTTGTCCGTAGAGCCGGTTCAATGCTCAAAGTAGCGTTGCCGCTGCCATCTGTGTTTGCATCCTCTACGACCATATGCAGCCGTTGCGTGATGCCGCTTCCTATCTGGATGTAATCGCCTTTTTTTAGATATCCGGTTTTGCTGGCTGTAGCCCCGTCAATGATAAGGCTGTTACCCGTTTGGCTGGCCCCATTGACTAAAGGAGTACCCGCGCTTGAAGCGGCTGTACCTCGCGCTGTGCGGCCATCCCAGTCCCCAAGGTACATCTGGCCCACCGGACCCCTTAACGATGTGAGAGCGGCCACCCACTCCCTTGCTACGGCATGTTTCATTGGCGGAAGTGTTATCTCTGCTTCCCACCACTCGCCGGGATACTGATAGACCTGCTGCGCCCCGGTAAAAACGGATTGCGATTGAGCAACAATACGCACTAACCGGAAGGTGGTAGAGGTGGGTTGCGCCGTTGAATCAGTAGGCAGTGTTATAGGATATGTTATGGCCATTATGCACCTAACCCAGAGGCAATCGAGCCGCCTCGCTGTCTTGCATCAATAACGGCGCTTATTGACTCTTGCTTTATTAGTGGCATCAAATTCAATACCTCGGCTCGTACAGTCTGCTGTACACCCGTTGAGACATTAAAGTTCTGTGTGATGTTAGGCCCACCGCCGCCGTTGAGTCTTTGCCCGCCGCTCATCGCTATGTTCATCATGTTGTTAGGCGAGATCATACCTGATGACCGTGGTGTGAACAGTTCCGGCCCGCGCTCGCCAACAAGAAAACTCTGGCCCGCCGCAGCAGAAGAGCCTGTCGCTGCAAACCCAACAGTTGATACGGCTGTAGTTGGAGCCGCACCGCCGCCGCCCCCAAATCCGAAGAAACTACCAATCCCACTGAATATGCCGCCCAAGCTGAAGCCGCCACCGCCGCCACCGCCGCCACCTCCTCCAAACGCACTACCGCCGAAGCTAAGAGCCGCTGATGTGAGCATGGCTTGTATCTTGGTTTTGATTAGCTGCTGGATAATTTGATTTGTAATGTCACGGAACATTTCCTTAAAGCTCTTCAGCCCTTTGCCGCTGTTCGTGATAACATCAGCAATGCCAGATGAAACGCTTGCGCTCACTGATCCGATAGCACCCATAACTGCTTGACCAGCTTCTGATTGCTTAAACATTTCTTGGCTTGTTGCCTCTAACGCTTCTTTCAGCTTTTCTTGATCCCCGGTTCCTGATTGTATGGCGGCTTTTAAATCATTTTGTAGCTGTAATAGCCTGTCTTCCTCAGTTACAAGAGCAGCGACTGCACTTTTTACGTTTTCTGCTGCTCTTCTTTGCTCTTCTAATGTAGCTAGCAAGGCATCCCTCGCAGCAGTTTGAGCCTTTATTCTCTCAAGCTCTTCGGACACTCCCGAGTCTGTAACAGTGACCTCCCTAGGAGTGCCTTCACTTAATATTCTTACCTTGCCAGACCTAAGACCCTCCTTAAAAGCCTCTCTTTGAGCCTCACTAAAGCCCTGTAACTCTAATTTAGCATCAAGCGTTTCTTCCTTGAGCCTCTCCATAACATCTGACTGCTTACTCAAAGCCCTCTCTGTTTCTTCGAGCGCTCCTTTCATCTTAACGATATCACCTGTACCCAGTGCTATCGCTGCCTTTAAATCTTTTTGTAGCTGTAGAAGATTTTCTTCCTCTGTGACCTGACTAGCAATGGCTTCTTTTACTGCCTGTGATGCTCTTTCCCTTTCTTTAAGGGCTTCCTGAAGTTTTGACTGTTTAGCAATGAGCATTGCTATTTGAGCAGTTCTTTCAGCATCACCTATGACACCCGCTGCTCGAACAGCGGCAGTTTCATCGGCTGATAAACCTTTTAGCTGCATACGCAAATCAAAGATGCTATTTTTTAGCTTTTGAATTTGCTCAGTGAACTTCTTTTGCGCCGCCGCTGATGGCTCTGTGCTTTTTGCTTGATCTACAAGGGCTGAAGTGGTTTTTGGTAACAGTTCTTGAAGTTCTTTTTGTCTCTTCAGCAATCCTTCAAGGGTTTTTGTAGATATCTTTAATGCACTGTCTATAAAAGTACCTCGACCGACTGCCTGAAGTCCTTTTGAATCTTTGGTGAGTCGAGCAATTTCCGCCCGTTGCGAGGCAATTTCGGTAGTTACATCTTGTAACTGTTCTTTCAGTGGCGTTGTGAATAAACCAATCGCTCTGCCAGCGCTCGTAAGCCCTGAAACCATACTATTGATACCAACAATAACGCTAGTAAGTGTTGGCAAAAGGACTAGCCCAAGCTCAGTACCTAAATCGTTTAATTGGGCTTTGAGCTTGACTGTTTGGTTGGTGTAACTTCCAGCGGTTTTTGCTGCATCTCCTTGAGCATCAACCGTCCCCTTCATAATCAAGTTTAGTCGCGCCTGTGCTTTCTCTTGCGCTGAAAGCATATCCTTTGATTTTGTCAAGCCCATGCGGAACAGCTCTGCGTCTAATTCCGCTTCCGTAATGACAATACCAAACCGGCGCACAGCTTCATGATTGCCTACAATCGCACTTTGAAAGGCATTCATGACATCAGGCGCAAGTGTGTTCTTAAATGAACCTACATCAATAGCGAGAGTTGTTAATTGTTTAGAAAGTTTAGCGGCTTCACCCCTAGCAAAGCCAAGAGGCACAAAAGTATCCTGAACTGATGCCGCCATTGCCTCTAGTTCAAACCTTGATCGCCCTGTTGCAGCGGAAGTTTCTGCTGCGAATTCTCTTATATCTCCTACGAATTGTTTAAAAACGGCCTCTGACATGGACTGCATTTCTTGTGCATCACCAGCAAGTCCAATCATTGATGATCCAAGTCGTGCAATTTGCCTTACAACTAACAGACCAGCAACAAGCCCTATTGCAGTTTTTAGCTTGCCAAATGCAGCCCCCATCCGTTGCGTAGATTTTTGAGTTTGTCGCTCTACCTGACCCAATTGCCGCTTCAATTGACTCATGTCCGCTTCAATGCGGACTAATAGTGTGTCAACTGCTGCCATTAGTCAGGATACCTTTCCATCATATCGTCCAGTTCTGATTTTGTCAGTGGACCGCTTTCGTTATCTTCCGCACCACCATGAAACTCAGAAAAGCCATCAATCGCCATCATCAATTCCGGCATACCCATATCCCAAAACTCCGAGGGAGGTATACCAATCATTCCTATCCCGACACTTACGAAACGACGCCACGGGATTTCTTCTATTCCGCCGTTTCTACTGCGTTTTTTTCCGAACCTTCCTCATTATCTTCTTCGCTATCCTCGCTGCTTGATCCCCCAGCCGTGAGAACATTCGCCAGCACTTCGCCACAAACGCGCATGCCGTCCGCAAGGCCCGCTTCATAAACGATTTTAGCTACTTTCTGCTGATCAACATCATTACCGCCCCCCTTAAACGCCGGGGTCAAAACATTTGTGATGTCCATGACGGTCAGATCACCTTCTGATAATTTAGTAGCTATCCGCACTAAACTAGTCCCGCAAGCCGATTCAGCTTGCATGCACCCGTCAACAGTCATCCTAGTCTTGTAGGCTTTACCCCCCAGACTTACTTGAAGCTCTCCGCGAAACGGATTTGCCATTTGTTACCTCCAATTGCAGCGTTTCATCACGACCACCAACATTGGTGATCTTTGTAATTTTATAATCGCTGCTATCGACTGTAACGCTATCACCTACTGAAATGCCTTTGTCGAACGGCACCTCAATGCGTGTTACATCGCCGGAAGCGTCAATGCCCCCTTGCACAGTCTCGTTTGAGACAGCGATTTCTTTATTAACCCAAGCCATATTACACCGTTGCTATCGTAATATCGCCAGCACTCTGGAACGAGAAGCTGTAAGTCACTTCACCGTTGTACTCGCCCGCATACTCAAGAGTCTCAAGCATAAACGCGCCGGTAAATGTGACTAGGTTAGGGACAAGAAACTGGTAATTGGCGTTAGCCGCCGCATGCCACTTTCCGTATAGTGTGGTTTCTGAAGCGGAGTCTGTAAAGACGCCGTTACCAGATACCGACATGCTCTTGATACCAGCAGCAGCCAGTAAACTTCGAGCATCATTGGTAGTATCCTTATTAGTGATATCTACCGCCTCATCATTGAGGGTAATAGAGGTTGAACGCATACCGCCGATAGTAGTGAATACCTCTGGCGAGGCAGCATTTCCTATCTTCATCAGTAATGCGCGACCCTTTTGAGCAGCCATAATATTATCTCCTTCTAGCTGTCTGTAATGAACGCCCGAAAGCGCATTACACCATGACGGGTTACGCCATCATTCTCCAACACCTCGCTGGAAAATTCACACCGCAAGTCTATCAGGTTTGCTCCGCTAACGGAAAGGCCATGTTCATGGAGCAACGTATATATTCTTGCAGCTATATTTTTAGTCTCTTTCATACCCCTGTAATCAGAATATACATCCACGTTGAATATATAATCTCTAGCATCAAGGGTCTTGGAACCATCATCAGATGTCGTTGTCGGCCCTATAATTACCACAGGCAGGGCAGTGTCATCAGGAACCGCGTCATAAACGCCCGTAACTAAGTCTCCAAGCGCACTATCACCATTTAGGCGGCTATACAGTGCCTCTTGTAAGGTAAAGCCATGCAAGGCCATTTAAGACTCTTCCCCTTTAGCGCGATACAGCGGGTGATCTTTAGGCAATAAATCCCTATCAAACTGCCCACTGCGGTATCTGTTGTTTCTCACGGCGTACAGAAATGCATTGACCCTCGCATAAGCCCATTGATCAGGCCCGGTTACATTTGGACGTACACTTTCAGGGTTTGTCCTGTATGCACCAACGCCGCGCTCAAAGACTGCCCGCAGACTACGCATGTTGACACGTTTACCCGTTTTGTCTCCATGCTCATCGTTATGCTCTTTCATTTTTTCTTTGAGAGCTGACTCAACTCGCGCACTCACTGCCTTGGACTGCCCGGTGGCCCTAAGATATATAGAATGGCTTGAACACGGCATATAGTAGTTGCCATCAGGGGTTTTCAGCGTGTGTGTACCATCGCAACCAAGCTGGTCTGCCCTACGCAATGCGCCAGAGACAGAACGGAATACATCACGCCCTTCACCCAACCGAGGGTCTTGCTTATCAGTCATTTGATGCCATCTTTCACGGCCTTGCGGAATAAGCGTTTATATTTGGCCGTGCTCTTCTCCATAGCGGGCTGTAGGAACGGCCTAGCTGCCATATTACGAGTGCCGAACTCTAATGCAGCGGAATAATCAGCCCTGCTCTCCACATCAGCGCCCATACCATCCCCATCAAACACTAGGTGTATGTTATTAGCCAAGAACCCAGTATCACCCGCTGGCGCATCACCGGGGGCAGAAGCATTAATGGTTCTTTTGGGGTTGTAACGTGTAGATTGCGGGCCAGACCGGGCGTTCTCCAATATACTGGTGATAGCTTCATTACGAGTTTCATTCGCCGCAACTCTTACAGCCTTTCTCAGGTTTTTCAATACATCAGCAGATTGCTTATCTAGTCCAGCCTTGAACTCCGCTTTATTGACTATTTTAAGCCGTAGCGTCATTGATCCCACCCTCCGTGCATCGCAACTGTAGGAACCTGTCTCGCGTTCCCATGTTTAGCACTGATCTTATGGAAAATGTGCGCGTCGTACCCGAATCATCCCACTGTAAACGCATCTTAGCGCCACCAGCAGCAAAATTAATGTTTGCATAATAACGGACATAGACATCATGAGTGATGTCGTGCCTAGTAGCGCCATCAGAAAAAGACTGATTACCGGAAACAGGAACAATATCAGCAAAGACGGCCCTAGTTGTAGACCAATTGGAAGTAAACCCGCCGCCTGAGTCCGTACTAGCACTTCGCGACTGTAGATTTACCGAATGACGTAAATTCCCGGCATAGGGTGTTTTTGCCATCAGCCATACCCCACCCCGAAGCGCGAAATCCTATATGGATTCCAGCAAGCCGCAACAAGGGATGGCACTATGGCCACGCCTTCGCCCTTCACTACCAAGTCAGGATTTTCAAACAAGTGAGCCGCCATAACAAGTGCGCCTTGACGTATTGCATCAGGAACAGAACTTGCTGCACCGCCATAACCGGCCACATACTTGATTTCAAGGGCATTGGCCACGCGAAGCATGTCAGGCCAAGTCTCGCCTGTTCTAAGCACCACACGGCCCATATCTCCTGCTGTATCCACGTAATATTTAGATGTGGCCAGCGTTGAAGCGGTATCATCATCATCGTAGGTCTTAACGTGAGATACACTGACAAGCGGAGAGAATGGAAGCCTTACCTCTCTCTTGCGGTAAGTAAGATAAGGCCCGGTTGTAATGCCTTCAGTATCAGGCAGCACATCATCAGCATAGGGTATATTATCAAGGAACAGAATAAGGGTGCGATTGATTAGAGACCGCTGCAAATAGTTCTTTGCAATCTCAGTGGCCGCTGATTGGCAAACACCCAAAATAGTATTGTGGGTGCTATCGCTACTTGCGATGCGTAGCTGGGCCTTTATCTCTGTTAAGGAGATAAGATCAGCCGTTTCTGCTGTGTGGACAGTAACCCCTGACATAGAACGCTATCAATCTGACTTCTTAGCGGTGCGTTTCTTGGGCGCAGCTTTTTTCTTTTCAGAAATAGAGTCCGCTAGATCATTATCAATAAAAACCTGACCGATTTCGGATTGCCAAGGCGCAGACATATCATACTCAACTGCCGCCTCATACATCATGGTCTCTGTGCCGTGAGGATTTGAGGAACCTCTAGTCGATTGCTTCATCACAATCTTCATCTTAAATCTCCCAATAAATAAAGAAGGGGACGGGCGTTAACCCGCCCCCAACCTATTTAACCAGTGGATGTTCCGTTATCAGAACTTCCGCTAGGCTTGTGGATGTTGTTCACCAGCGCAAGAATGCCAATCGGCGTTCCGTTGCTGTGAGTGCCTGTTTTCGTGCAGACAATACGAACATACCGCTCTGGCCCCGTGTACCCAATCGGGTAAACAGCGTCATCTTCAGCGGCAGCATCAACAGTAGCGTAAATTCCACTGGAATCTACAGCGGCATATGACACACGCGAGGAGCTTGTCACGTTTGTCCAAGTTGAGTCATCTGGGGAATCTTGAATAGAGATATCCCATTTGACGGAACCGGAAAGCGTGTCTCCACTTTCACCCATCGTGAGCATCAACATTGCTGCCCCAATAGTGAAGTTTCGATCAAGCGTTGCACTTGTCACTGTTGCCGTACTGGTAGCCGGATCAAGCAACTGAGTTGCTGAAAGGCTATTTGCTAGATCATAGGTCATTTTCTAAGCCCTCCTTATGCTGAGACTTTTTGCTTACGGATAGCTTCCGCAAGCACGACTTGACCACCGACCCGACGACGCGCAACGTAGCGAATCGTTCCGCTTGTAGCCTGAGTGAACGGATCACGCAGAATACTAAGCTGAATACGGTCAATAATCATGTAGCCTCGGTTGAAATCACCGAAGGCAACGGGAAAAGCACCCGCACCAACGTCGGCCATGTCCGGTGCCTCGACATAAGGCTGTCCCAAGATCGTATTAGGGACACCCGCTTGCAAGCTAAACCCGGCTTGGAACACATAGGAACCATTTGAGTCTACCAGCTTACGGATTGCGCCAAGTGTCGAACGATTAAACATGAAAATGCCGTTACGGGCATATTCTGTTTTGACGCCGGAATACAGGTCAATCAGGCCGTTTGCAAGCAACGCCGTTCCGTTGCCGGAATTGGTCTCTGCAACCGAAGAGTTGACCATGAAGCCTTCAGGCTGACCTGAAGCAGTACCATTAACAAAGGCAGTGCCTTCGCCTTTAGCAAACTGCTCGGCAAACTCCGTGGAAAGTTCCGATTCCATGTTGAACGCGGAATCTTCTACTTCCTGCTCAGAGATGTCCACCAGTGCATACTGCTCGTGTGCGCTGATTTCTTCCATTCCATAGGTGAGACCCGTGGTTTCTGAGCGAGTGCCGACTTCCGCAACCCAAGACGCAGCGAACTGCCCCGTGCGACTAGGAACTTGGACACTACGAGCAGAAGTCTGACGAATACGGGCCACTGAACGAACAGGGGAGATTTCCGTAACCTTCTTAACGATTTCTGCTACATACTCAGGGGGAGCAAGGTAGCCGCCGCCCGTATCATTGGACACGGTAAGCACTTTGACTTCCATCTCATCAAGAGCATCTTTGCCCTTACGGAGATAGGTGTCATAAGCAGCCATGCGCTGATCAATCGCCTTGGATTCAAGACCGACCTCTGGACGCTTGAGTGCAGTTTCCATTTCGTCAACACGCTCGGAAACGGTGTCAGCAGCAAGAGCCGCCTTAGTAAGACGCTGGTTCATATCTTCCAGCGAATCAAGTGACTTCTCAATACGAACTAGCTTTTCCTCAACTAGCGTATCAGAAGCACCCTTCTTCTCAATACCGGCGAGCCGCTCATCATTGGTGGATTTGAACTCTTCAAATGCCTTACCAATTGATTCAACAGCATCCCGGACTTCTGTAGTATCGGACATTTTGTCCTCCTTTAATCAGAAGATGTGGGTTGAATGATGCTTGCGAGACCTCCCAAAAGGGAAACAATCTCTGTGTCACTTCCACCAGCATCCCGCTGTTGTGTGATTGTGGTAATGATTGCTTTCGCACAAGCCTTAGACTCTGAACGGCTCAAGTTGCCTTCATCCCGAAGAAAACCCTCCCATTCGCGAATAGTCCAATCTTCGCCCTTAACCGCCGAAACCCTAGCTTTAGGGTTCATTGGGAAGGTGACTAGACTAATCTCCATAAGGTCGACCTCTTTAAGCATACGACGCCTACGGCGGCTATCGTAATCTTGCTTGTTGGGGTCAGCCCTGTAACCGATAGATAGGCCATCAAGTGCGCCCATCTTCATTAGCTCATAAGCCTCACGGCCCTGTTGAGTACCGAGCGCCAAGCGGCCCTTAACCGCAAGTCCATCTCCGTCCTCTGAAATTGTATCGAATACGCCTATAGGCATATCCTGCTTGTGCTGCCAAAGTAGTTTCACTTCCTTGGGCTTACGCCGCCGCAATGACTTAGCGAAGGCTCCCGCCTCTACTACATCGTTGCCTAAATCTTTATTTCCAAAAATTGATCCGTAGCCAGAGAAGCCGCCCTTCTCTTCATCATCTTCATCATTGTACGCCTTCAGATCAAATTGAATGAACTTGCTTTCAAATTCACCAACAACCTCATCAGTTTCCACTGACTCAATGACCTCATCGGACATTTTTGAACCCTCTTTATAACTGGAAGAACACACTGCCGCTCGTTGGTTCCTGCTTGGAAACTCTGAAGCCATTTTATCATCGCCCATACAGCGACTAATAAAATCCTGTTCACCCTCACCGGGAGATGGCTTCAAAATCGGCATACAACAGTCCTTTAGATAGTGAGCAGTCTAGCATCAGATCATATCCTGTCAACAGCCTAAAAAAATGTAGCTCTACATCTTAAGTGGAAAGTTTTTTATACCCTGTAAAAATAATAGTTGACACGGTGTCGGGTATTTGCTATATATAATGGGTAGCAACAAACAGGAGACGACCAGATGACCAACCACGAATATAACGAGATGTACGCCGAGTACTGCATTGAAGGAAACACCCAGCCTACAGAAGATGGGTTCGTAGAATTTATAGCTTGGCGCAAACGTGTCGAAGATTTCTTCAAACAGGAGACTGAAAATGAATAAAGTATGGATCGAAATTGAAAAGGACGCTGACAAAGCGATCAACCACGAACGCGCCGAGAAATTTACCAAACTGCTTACCAAGCTAGGCTCAACAAAAGAGGTCTGGTTGGACGAGACGAAGAACCACTTCTGCATCACAACCAACGATGTGGGGGGGTTCGTTGAACTTACCGACAGCGGCGACTGGTTTAACCTTGACACGCTTTCAGCTTAACCAACCGCCGGGGCTTCGGCCCCGGCACCTTCACATAAACAGACAAGGAGTACAGCGAATGATTATTGAACATATTGACAGTGTAGCCGGTACGTCCCTAAAGGGGCGTATCGCTTCCACCTACTATGACCTAGTCGATGCGCTAGGTGAGCCAATAACCGAAGGGCTTGATGGCTCCACCGTTGAATGGCGTGTAGAGATTGAAGATGATTACGATACTCTGCACACGGTCTGCGTATATGACCGCCATCAGGACACCACCCCCAAAGGGCAATATGATTGGTATGTTGGGGCACACAACCTAGAGGGCTGTCAT